TTGAATTGAAGGCATATTTGCCTATGTGTATTGCCATAATTTATTTATTAAAAATCTGTTGCTGAATCGTAAACTTTTATGTATTGGACATTTCCTTCGAAAGAGAGTGAAGTTCCGCCATAACCTTTACCAAGACTTAACTTGTTAAGGCTTAAAGCACTAAAAGTGTCCGTTTCTGTAATCACAATAGCTTCGTCTACCTTGACTTCAATATCTCCACTTTTCCACTTTATTTTAAATGTTGCCATTTCTGTTTGTTTTTGAGTGAAGTCTTTTAAGAATATTGTTCCTCCATCAAAGACAAAACCACCGTTTGCCACTATTCCAAATTGCATAAGATTAGCACTTGAACTCCAAACTAAACTCAATCTATTGTCATCCGTTCTATCAGATAGTGAGATTCTTACCTGCGTACCTCCGTTAAATAAAGCCTTTGCTCTTATCTCTAAAACACCCTCTGAAGAATTTATGTAAGAAGATAAATCTCCCGAAATTACCCCTGTATCTGCTGAACGTGTAGTTGTGCCATTCGATAAGTTTGGAATGTATGATGATGCATAATTACCTACTTCTATTTGACCTCCCCAAACTGCAAATTCTGTAAAACCATCTTCGTAAGAGAAGACAACAAAGTGAGAACTGCTGCCATATCCTGTACAGTTTTCTATTATCAATCTGTACCATCCATTTCCAACGTACACAGACTTAAAATCTGCTTCCCCATCTAATCCATTAAGTATTGTTGAACCATTAGATAAATCAAAACTTACATATTTAGAACCCGTACCCGAATTAAAACCCGATGTAATACCAACTCTTATTTTTGAACTTCCCGAAACGTGTTTAACATAAGCGGAACAAGAATATTTTGTATTGGTTACACTCGTAATACTTTGAGTATATACACCATCGTATTGAGTAAGCACAGAAACAACATCAGCAGTATCTTCGCCATCGGGAGAAAACTGCTCGTTTGCTCTTACTGTTACTGTTCCGTCATTAGGGTTTTTATTCCACGATGTTATTTGCTCTGAATATTTAGCAAGGTTTATTCTTTCGGGTTCTGTAAGCAAAGTAGGACAAGACCCATCTGTGTAGTCTAATCTTGGAACGTTTGTATCCATAGATTCAAGAAGACCATCAGCATTCACTCTCGTACCTGCTGAACCTCTAACAAACGCAAGGTCTGCATTCGCAACATTCGGTAAAACTCCGTATGCAGTTCCTGCCTTATATCCACTCGGTACGTATAAATATTTTAATGCCATATTTTATGATGTTAGTGCAGCTAATTCTGCATCTGATAATACTTCTTTGAACACTGCTACTGACTTAACTAATCCATCCATATGCAAAGTTCCATTTCCTTGGTCAAAAGCTAACTCGCTTAAAGCAGCGTTAAATGTAAATGCAGTTGTTGATGTAGCCGCTTCCGTTCCGTTTATCCAAAGAGCCAAATCTCCCGATTTGTATTTAAATGCTATTTTGTTAAAATCTGTGTTATCTGTAACAGTTCCGTTAATAGGTATTGTTGTTGATGTAGATGCTTGTACCCTTCCTTGTATTGTGTTAGATGTGCTACTGTAAAATATAACAACTCTATTCGCTGCTGAATTAGACGCTGACAGAGCAATAGCCTTACTTCCTGCATTTGAAAGTGTAGCCGCCTCCATATATAAAACTCCTTCTTGTGCGCCTATTAATGAGGCATCTCCTCCGTTTAAGTAGTTATCTCTTGTTCTTGTAACCGATGTAGAGGTTGTTGGAATGTAGCTTGTTACTCTGCCCATAGCAGACGATACAAGACCAAATTCTCCCTGCGCACCCCATATATCAAAATAATGTCCATATGCAGGGTCAATATAAATATTTACACCTCCAAATTGCGGAGCAGCATACGTAATTCTCTGCCACTCATTTCCAACGGCAACCCAATTTCCTGTTCCGCTACCTTGCGCCCCACTACCAATCCATACGTTTCCTGTGCTTCCTACTCCTGATGTTCTTTTAATCCAAATAGATACTGATGTACCTTGCCCTGATGGGGTGTTGGCAAAGGTTGCAAATAAGCCATCTCCTGCTGCGGGCGCTCTTGTAATATTGTAAACAGTCTGACTAACTCCTCTTGGATTTGTTTTTGTTGATGAAGTCATAGTAATAGCATCTTTTGTCCAAAGAGCATTTGAGAAGTCTTCACTATATCTTACTTGATTCGTTGATTGTAATTCTGATAAAATAGCACCCTCTCCCTTAGAGTAGTCTATTCTTGGAATATCAGTTGTGTTATCAACTACCAATCCGTTTTCATTCACCCTTGTCGTTGTGCCGTGTTGTATAGATGTCATATCTCCAAAAGGTTCAGAACTCGGCTTTACGTTGTGAATAGCATCTACACTATACCCTGTCGGTGTTAATACGATACTCGCTTTTTCTAATAAGTTTGCCATTATAAGTCAATGTTTTCAAGGTTAGTAAGCAAGGTTGTCGTTGCTGCTGCATTCTCGTAATATGTAGAACGTGCCTCAAGTATAGATAACAAAGAAGGAACTACTGAAGTTTCTGCAATGTCGCTATAAGACTTTCCCCAATTTATAGTATTACTTGTAACCCCAACACCCCAATTAGTGCTTTCGTATATTTTTCCCCAGTTGATTGAGTTTGCCATTTTCTATCTTTTTTAGAAAGACTTTAAGTTTCTCCTTGTTGTCTTGCTTTGGTTCGTATTGTTTTTTTATCCTAAATTCCATCCGTGAAATACTGTATCTTTATCAGGACTAATATCTTCGTTTGAGTTACTGTAATACTCAGGAAACAACGATGAGGCATTATTGCTCATATAGTCGATAAATCTGTTAGTATAATAGTTTGCGTAATCTCTTTCCTTCTGTACCAAGAAATCTACTTCCTCCTTGCTTATGGTAGATCCGTTAGAAACTTCGCTTCTGTAAACACCTCCGTTTGCGATGGTGTACGATGCAAATGGTAGGTATTCTGCCATTGAGAAGTGTATCAACATAGGCTGAATAAAGTCATTAACCAATGTTAAATAGTTGCCTGTTAAATTACCTGCGATAATATCTTCGCTAATCTTATCATACAAGTCTGTACCTAAGTAATTCTGAACGTGGATTTCTTGTGCCAATCGAATAAACTGAATGAACTTATCCGTATCAACATTCCCACTAATAGCTGTATTTTTTACTAAGTCAGCCTTTTTTATGAATAGTGCTTTTGCCATTTCTTATTCTGTTTGAGATGTTGGTTCTTCTTCTATCGGAGCTTCCTGCTCTGTATCGACCTCAGAATCCTTTTTAATGCCTGTTTCCTTCTCTATCTCTGCCTCGCTAATAGCATTAGTCAAGTCGGTAAATTCAAGTGGCTGTAACGTCTTAAAATACACGTCTAAGTCGATGCCATTAAATTGAAGAATCTCCTCAATCTCATCTAAGATAGTTACCTGTAAAGGTCTGATTACTGTGTTGTCCATAAGGACAGATGCAGTCTGTAATTCTTCTGCGTTGTTTCCAAGTCCTGAAGAATCCTTTATTCCTACAAGCATAGGAGATACAATTCGATGGGACACCATAACTTTTCTCATACTTTCATCCGATAGGAATTGGTATTGTTGGTGTGCATCGCTTAATTGTACTGGCTCTATACTTGCCGACAATTCTTTAGAATCATTAAAGGCTAATATAAATCGCCCTGCGTTACTTGACCCTGAGAACTTGTCGTATATTCTTTGCTCGATAGCAGTTCTTTCTTCGTCAGAAGGCACTCCATTATTGAAGTTGATAAGCATACTTGGCGCTAAGCCATTCTGAATATTGTTGATGTGGTAGTTTGCGATCTCTTCCTCTAATTCAGCGTACTGAATACCTCCTTGATAATCAACAGGAGAGTAGTAGAAGTAACCTGCCTTGTAAGGCTTGATGTAAACTATCTCTATATTTTCTTGAGAACAACCAAATGCAGGTATTCTCTTTACGTTCTTCTTTGAGTTGCTAACCTCTGACCAGTCGTTAGAGTAGTAGTAAGCATTAATCTTACCTTTGGCATCTGCCTTCTCAGCTCTTAATGTCTGAACAGGAATATGCTCTACTTGTGCAATACGACTTCTGTCTTTAGAATAGATAACCTGGAATGCAGCGTTACCCATCATCTTGTAATCATAACAAACACTTTTTAGGCACTTCTTAGAGAATAAAGACTTCATCTCAGCATATTGCTCAGGCTTACTATCTCCATTAACTGCATCCAATCCCTTGCCATAAATCATATCTGCAATACCATTAATCGCAGCATTATTAGTAGGAGAGCCGTTGTATCTGTCAATCAAGTAACCGAAGTAATCATTGTCATCTCCATACTCTATCCAATCCTTATTTTGTACTTCTACAACTTCAGGTCGTGTATAAGACGAAAAGTTTACTACGTGAACCTTTCCTTGCTTCTTAGCAGTCTTAGGTTGCCTGTACTTGTTTATATTGTGTTTTGCCATAATTATATATTATAATACTATAAATTCGTTGTCGTAAGTGTCTTCTGTTACATAGTCGTCTTTGTGAACATCGAACTTATCAAAATCTGTTTGATTCGTACAAAATATTGTATCTCTGTAAATAACATCTCCCGATGAATTCTTTACCTCCATAGAATAATTTGTGTTCTCCACTAAAGTAGGAATGCCTGAAAAAATAGTCATATACCCATTTAAATTAACAAGTGCCACACTAACAGTTTCTGATGTTCTTGTGTTCTTGTTTGTCAATGTCAGAGTAACAGTTTCTGCAGCTTCTCTTGGGATAAACTTTATAAACGAAGGTGTTGTAGTTAATATTTTCATACAATTAAGTAATACAGAAATAGTGGTTTGTTTGCAATAAAAAAAGGGCAACATAATGTCGCCCCTTTTAGATTTAAAGATGTCTTAGTTATTAAGCACCAGCATCAATTGTTACATCTCCACCTGTGAAAGTCCAAGTAGTAGCAGAAACAGTAGTAGGTACTACAAACTCAGCAGGAGCAGTTTCCATTCCTGTAAAAGTAAGTGTGTATCCACTCATATCTCCCATAGCACCACCTGTTACGATAGTACCTCCTGAAACATCAGCTCCGTGTTGTCTTCCTACCAAGAAAAGGTTTCCGTTGTAGTCCTCAACAATTACTTGTGGGTTAGAAGTAGCAAGAAGCTTTACTGCTTTGTTATCAACTGCTGATAATTTAGGCAAAGTCAAGTTCAATGCTTGCTCGTAGAAAACAGTTCCATTCTCTCTTGATGCAGTAATAGTCTGCTCAAAAGTAGAGTTTCCTTTAAGGTCATATTTGAAAACAGTACCTGCTGTGGTAATGTCGTCGATAGTATCGTCAGAGGCATCTTTTACCCATCCAATATTTGTTGCTTCATCGAATTCGGCAAAGTAAACTGCTTTAAGTCCACCAACGGAATCTTTACAGTTTAATGCTCTACCATCCGTTATAAATGTACAAGCCATAGTATTATATTTTTTTTAGGTTAATAAAAAAGGGATAGGCGAAAACCCACCCCTTTAGTAAATTATTTATTCAGTTAATTATGCAGGTGTGTAAAGTACGATGTCAGAACCGATTCCGTACTGCACAGTAGCGCAAAAACGGAGAATTACACGAACATTTTGACTTCCGTC